TTCCAAGCTCTGCCGAAAGTTCTTTGAATTGTTCCATCATCTTTCTTGTACGGTTGGCTGTTCCATCGGCTGTTCGCATAAAGTCACCTTGAGCGTTTGTTGTAACAGACATCAAGTATTCATACCTAAGCTGTACCTTTTCGGCTTGACTCATTTCTTTGACGGTCTTTTCAATGCCCTGAGCTTGAGCAAATGCAAGCAGGTTTGTTTCTGTCATAATAACACCAAGGCCTTTTAGAGCCTCTGTCTCGCCCGTAAACACACCAGCAAGCGCTGTTTGCGCTCTTTCAAAGGAAACGTTCTTAAACGAAGCCATATCAGCTCCTAGGCTTACAAGGCTAGTAGACATGTCTGCAGCCTCAACGGTTGATAGCCCCATTGCTGTGGACATATCACCAAACAGTGCGGCAGCATCAAGGGCGCTTTGTTGTGCAAGTCCCATACTGTCAATTGATGTTTTTGACCATTTCTTTACAACTTCTGATTGATCCTTAAATGAAACTTCCATTTTGTTCATAGTTTCATCAAGGTCAGATGCGGCTTTTACCATTCCGACAAAGCCCAAAACGACTGGAACGGTTACAAACATGGTCATTTTTTTGCCAGTGTCTTGCATCTTTTTGCCAATGCCGTCTAGCTTTTTGCCAAGACTATTAGAGGCTGCGTCAAACTTACCTGTGTTTAAGCCAAGTTCATAATGGATTGAGCCAACATTGGTACTAGCCATTTCTAATACTCCTCAGGTTTTTAGCCTGTTGGATAATCTGGTCATTGCCCTCGGCATCTTTTATGAGGTCATTAACAATACTTTTTGCTTCTTCACCTCCGCCGTTTGGTATGGCGTTATCCTGGATTCTTTCAAGTCTTGCGGCAGCACGACCCTTTTTCATTTCAGCAGTAAGCGCAAAGTATACCCTTGCAAACTCATCAAGAACTTGACTATTAGTATAGCCGTAATATGAAATGAAAGAAGGAATGGACATTAGCCAACCACCGTCTCCACTGGTTTCTCCGCTTTTGGGTCTTTCGTAAACGTGACCCCGCTACTTTTAATTTCTTTGGTTTCGCTTGTTTCAACACCGGCCATAAGTTGCTCGATGTATTCAAAAACGCTGTTAAAGTCAAGCTGTGCGTCTTTTAGCGTAGGTGAAACTTCTTCAATGATTGAATATAAATCTGTTTCTGCGTCTTTAATCTGTTGAGTTGTTGCGTTTTTAACGTCTGAAAAAATTAAGCCAACCTTTTGCAGAAGCATAACGTGAGATACTTTAAGTGGTATACACTCAATTTCAACGTCCTTTATTGTTATTGTAAAGTTTTTTGGTTTTAGATCATCTATTGTTAGTGCCATGTGATTCTCCCTTAACTTATTAGCGTTGTGTCTCTGTGGACAACCTGAAGCGTTATCTTATATATCTTAGCATATTCTACGTCTCTTTGTATGTCCTCTATATCACCAATTACAAGAAATGTATATATGTACGAATCGTCAATAGTAGTATTGTGCATTCTGTGTATAAAGTTTTTGATGTTATTTAATTTTGCTATACCAGTTTCAGCCTTTATGTCTTTTACATAAATGTCAAGAACGGTTTCAACTATTGGAACATAGTTGTTTAGACTTCCGCCAGCATCAACAATATATATCCCGTTAGTATCTGACGGTATTTGACCAACAAATATATCTGTGCCAAACGTGCCAAAGCCAGCCGCTTCTAAGTACGCCGCAAAGTTGCGTGTTAATTCTGACATTGTTAGATTCTCCCTGAGTGTTTCTTAAACTTATACGATATTCGCTGTGCTTGTTCATCTCCGGCATTACGCAAAAAGTGAGCGCCGGTGCTTGCTGTGCTGTAGTTACGAACAGTGCGCTTTGAGTCTCCGCCAAACTCTTGAAAGCGTGCATATTCTTTCCAAAAAGATATACGGTATTTAAGCTGATTGACTTTTGTAATGCCAGAATCAGAACGAAGCTGACCCTTTTTGAACGGTGCAGACTTAACAGCATTTATAAGTCCGTCTCTTGCAGCATCTTTTAGGGCATCGCCCAGAACGTTGCGTGACTGAGAAGTAAACGCTGGCATGTTGTTTATTACTACTGGCCTACTCATGAGATAACTCCATACCGCAATAGCTCGGTCTTAATAAATTGCACAGAGTTGTCGCGTAATCTGCGTGCTTTTGTAAGCCTTTCAACTCTCCAACCTTCACCGTCAATAATAAGTATATCGTTACGCACAACGCCTGATCCCGATTCAAACCATGCTAAAGCATCTGATTCAACGGTTTCATCACCACCGCCAGCAACCTGTGATGTAACATTTCTAAAGTGGCAAGGTAGGTTGACGCGTGAAATCTCAGTAAAGTCACCGTAGCCATTGAGTGACCTAGTAATCTTTATTGCAGTTTCTCGCATCGGAGGTTTCATTAGATTATCCCAGGTATAATAAACTTGATTGTATCAAGCAGGTCCCGTGTTTGTGTCTTTGCGTATTCCACTGAGTAGCCCTCAATAGATTCTTTAGTGAGGTTCGATGAACTGTCTATTTCACCAACAAGCGCTTCTAGCATTGCATTTTTAATAATGTTAAGCGTGTCTGTGTCTCCAAAGACTGAAAACTTGGCAGTAACACCAATATTTGCGTAGCCGTTATAAAGCTTGCCGTATCTTGCACGTATCATTGTCTTTAGGGTGCGGTTCACTGGTTCCTTGATGTAGTCGGAAGCGTCTATGGTTTCGATAACAACTTGATCTTCATCTACGAACTTCAAAGCTGTAATATCAGTACAAGGGTCTATAGGTAAGTTTTGCAATCCGCCGTCGTAATATCTAGTTGCCTCGGTTGCGACTTCTACGCTCGATCCGATCATTTTCTCGACGTATGCTTGATTTGCGCCGTTTATTAGCGCGAAGGCGGTAGTCTCGGCGCTCGTTAAAGTCCTCCCGAGTCTCGATTCCAATTCGCTCTGACTTATCAATGCCATTTATATGCTCCCTTACTGTTAATATCGCGCTATTGTAGTAGTTCTTTAACATAAGTATATTGTACCACAAAAACAGAAAAGAGAGCCAGTTTATTGGCTCTCTTAACTTGGTCACTCATTAGTCTAGCTAATAGCTACCGGGCCGACACGACCTAGTAAGCGTCCATCAGTAGCAGATCGTGATTCGTCTACAAGTGCCGTAAAGGTCACTTCATAAACGCTTTGCTCATCAATCTTATACGCAAATGATACGTTACCGGTTGAGATAGCTTTGAACAGTGTTACGGTACGACCATTATCGCTGTTACGACCCTGAGGGGTAATAACAAGCTCTAATGCGTCGGCACGTAAACTGTATCCAGCTTTAGTCCCGAAGTGCAAGTGATCATCTGATGAACCGTTGTCATAATCTGACTCAGGTAAAACGTATGATAGTACATCGGGAGTAATTTCGGCCAACTTTAACGTTACTGTAGCGGTTTGACCAGTTACAACGTAGTCAACAGGGGTCTCACCGTATAAATCGGTCTTGACCATTGTTAACGAACGCTCAACTTGAACCTCAGTACCATCTACTGTGTGACCTAGGTCAACACCACCGAAGGTAACAAGGCTTCCGCCAGCTACATATAGGTTATTTAAGTTTGCCATTTTAGTCCTCCAAGAACTTTATTACTGTTACTAAGAAACTGTGCCTGTACCAAATATAACGAATGCACCTTCAAAACGAGTTTGAGGAACAACGCGCAATGTAGCACGGATTGCAAATGAATCTTGTGTAATTAAGTTGATGTCAGTTCCGCCTGAGTCTTTAACAACACCGCTATCAAAGATTTTAGTTTCTAGCAATCGCTTAACGTGTAACTGAATACGCGCAAGGTCGCCAAATACTGCAAATGATTCGTTTGCTGTGATGTCACCAACTTCTGGTAGTACGTCTACTAATTCGACAGGCACGCCGTCAATGTTTGGTGTAATAGCTTGTCCAGGACCACCGAATAGGTAGTTGGCTGCTGAGTTAGTTCCGTCACCAGATTTTGTCTGGCGTAGGGCGTTCCATACTGTTGGGTGCATGAAGTAACGACCATTGCGGCGAGCGCTTGAAACAACCTTGTATCGGCCATTCATTGCGTCATCAGCGCTAAAGTCAGTAATAGCAGAACCAACACTAACAGTTTTGTAAGTATCACCAGATGATGCACTTAATAGACCGTAGGTTGCGTCTGTGAATACTAGTTGGTCAAATAACTTAGCTCGTGCGCGTGCAATTTCGTTAGCAGCATCGTTGAAAAGGTTGATAGCGGAATCTTCTACGATTTCACTTGTCATTACCAATGTTGCGATGTACTTGTCAAGAGCAGCGGTTGCTGCGGCGTAAGTTAGCTTCTGTGCGTTTTGAGCAACTGCTTCACCGGTCTTTGTAAAGCTGATCTCGTTTGTACCACTTAATAGTGTTACTGAGTCTCGGTCTGTACGCCGAATAGTAGCAAGTCGCGAAACAACACCGTAGTCGTCAGTAAGACGGTCTACTTCAGCAACAAACTCTGGGTCAGGAACAAGTGCGCCACCGTCAGCCGTTGTAGTAACGTTCTGGTAGTCAGCTTTGTTTACATCAAACCATGCTTTGTTAACATATGTGTTGTATTCTGCAATTTGTGCAGCGTTGCCGTTTTTGAATGCAAAAACACCCTTAGCAAATCGCATTTCTTTTGATAGGTTTTCCATAGTGCTTTTTACTTCCGCTTTTTCAACTTCTGATGTTACGTTCTTTTTTTCTGTTTTTTCTGTTAGTGCAACCATTTCTTTTGCAATGTCTGATGCCGTTGGCATAACAAGACCTTCTTTTACGGATTTAGCAGCTTCATCGGCAACAGCCTTGATAACTTCTGCGTCAATCTCAATGTTTTCTTTACTCATTTGAGTCTCCTTTTAATTTAATCTGTCGGATGACAGTTTCGACTTGCTGATCGACCGCTTGCGCTTGGCGCAAAACTACTCGTCGAGTTAATGTACCGTCAGCCGAATCCTCATGGGTTTTGCCGTGGGCTACTTCCTTTAAGGTGGCAACGAGTGTTTCTAATGTCTCGATGTTCTTGTTTAGTTCATTATCGCCAGTTGTAAGCAACTTGCGTGCATAACCGTTTGCAAGGGCTTTAAGCTCTGCTTTTTGGTTGCCGTCAAGTGACTTATTGGAAACAAGTGCGTTTTGATTAGCCGGGATTGATACCACGCTAAACTCTTTCATCATCATTTCAGAAATAGTCATGCCGTCTGTTCCCCATTGCTTTACCATGCCGCCAATAGATACAGCGTTCAAGTAACCGTCCATAATGTAGTCGTAGACCTTACGGGCAAAGTCGTCTTTCATATAGAACTTAGCACGAGCCATAAGTTTCCCGTTGTCTTTCCAAATCTTTACTGCCTTAGCAATAGGTAGGTTAAAGCCATCGTGACCCCATAAGACAACTGGGTTTTTCTTAAACTCAGTTAAATCAATTCCGTCTACGTCTATTCTTTCGCCGTGTGAGTCCATATCGTTAGTAGATACGACAAACTCAACTTCTCCCTCTTGGAGCTTTGTTGCTTTTTCAATGTACGCTTCTGATTTAATGTGCATTTATTTCTCCTAATAAAAAAGACCACTGATTAGACCTACCTACTCTTTACAGAGGTGGCGCTCGTTATTCGAGCATGGTCTCAGTGGACTCTGTTTGCATTATACTACGATTATGCTTATTTTGTAAAGAACTATTATATTCAGTTGTTAAAAATAAATTAGAATACAGTTTATATTCAAATATCATCTTGCACCGGGGGCATTTAATAGCCGCGTTCATAGACTCGGCTTTTGCAAGTAATCTATTACAGTTTTTACATTTAACATCTATCATATTTACAATCTGTGTTCATTATACCAGGAATAAAACTGTAGTAGATATTTAAGATTACCACGTGCTGGGTGACAATTCTTCTGAGTTCCCAGATCCAGCAGTTGTACGCCCCAAAATAGTATCGGTAGCTACGTTAGATACTACATTTTTTCAATAGTAAGTGAAGCTCCGTCTATGTTTAGAGTACCAATCACAGATCCCCGTATAGAGGTTATTTCAATATAGTCGCCAGCACTCGCTTCAAAGGTGAAAGCAAAGTTAGCTGTGCTGTCGTTGTGACCCGAACCAGCACGGATATAAGTATGCCTAGCTTCTTCTGGTAAGTATGTGGTGTTGTTTACTTTCACTCTGACTCGTGGCGCTCCTCTGACTACACTGCCATTAAACCCAATATTTACGAAACCACGATAATAGCCATCTTGGTTAATAGTTATGCGACTGTTGTTCGTGCTAATTGAGTGCGTAAGGGCATTACCTTTTTCATCAATAACTAAAGTATCCCATGCTATCTTCATTTCGCTACCAGGGTTTGCATCTGCGGTAGAAGTAGTTGTAAGCTTCACAAACTTTGCCGAAACAACGTCTATGTTGTCGTCTACATACTTTTTTGTAGCTGGTTCGTAATCAGCGTCAGGAGTAAATGACGTTGTGTTGTCAAGTTCTAGTACATTTGCTTTAGTTGCTAGTGCTGAAAGGTCTTGGTCACCTGCACCGGGTTCAAAGTAGTCTAGCTTACCGGTAAAAGGGTTGAATTTGTACGGCATTTTAGCTCCAAGCTACGGAGTCTATATCCGTTTTATTAGAGTTTGTATACACAACAGTTATTGTACGAATAATAGTGCCGCCAGATCCGTCTTTTTTATAGACATAGGTTTCAACAGTGGAGCTTGTTTGCTGCACGTCTATGTAATTATATTCATAGCCTCCACGTATGTCTGTCAGTGTTGTTGTACCACTAGTAAATGCTGCCGTCATTGCAGAGTAAAATGACTTACCGTCGCTAAGTCGTACAGCAATAGGCTTGCTTGCGCTTGTTGGAAATTGAATTGCTTCTTTTGCAATATTTACAATTGGTTGGTTATCTTGAATTGATTTTGTAAGTTTATTAAAATAATCAGCCAATTCATTGAAATTGGTTATCTTTAATGCATCAGGCTTTGCGTCTTTAATGTTCTTGACCGTGACTAATTCAACCGGTTTGTAAGAATTGTTCTTAATAGCAAGTGATAGGACTTCTGAAAGTGCATCAATAGACTTTGTAACCTCTTCTAAGTTCTTTACATCAATTTCAGTCTCAGTGTTGACTTACATCACCTTTGACCCTTAACTCATCACTGGGGGCTTTATATTGCTTTGTTTGTTCTTTAATAAGATTATGTAGCTCTAAAATAGCTTTATGTGTATGAATAAGCTGTGTTCTATTTTCTTCAGCATACAAATCAGCGTTTGTCGTCATTTTAATTCTCCGGCACTAATGAGCAAGTGCAATTAGGGTGTAATGGTGGTGTTCCGATGTCAGAGTATTCAACCTGCATCTGATCGCCTTGTGCGGTTGTAACAACATCACCTATGTTAGCAAAGCTGCTACCAATTGTTTTTGTCTGTCCTTCAAACGTTTGGCAAAATGCACAAGCTCCTGGGTTTGTAAACCATTTAACTGTTGTAAAGCCACTTTGCTTGTATGTAAGCTCTGCTGTTGAGTTACTAGCACGTAAGCTCTCTGTTCGTGCAATACGTTCTGCTCGGTAGCCTTGAGCGTCGCTAAAGGTCTGCTCTACACGCTTTTTAAGCTTGGCAAGGCTTTCACCTGCACCCTGACCAGCGGCTAACGTTTGTTCTAGCGCTTTTATAGTGTCTTGGTTGTACAGTCCAGCAATCCGTAACATGTTTTGGTTTACGCCTTCTCGTATCTCTGGACTAATCGTAAGTAATTCACCGCTGATAAAGTTTGCAACACCCTCGGTTTGTGTTTCCATCAATTCGATAACAATAGGTACAAGCAAAAGTGCAAGTGCAGTGCTATCTTCTTTTATGCTAAACAAATACTCTTCAAAGCTCTTGTTGGTTGCGTCAATCTTGCCAATTACTACAGCCTCTTGTTTCTTTGAAAACTTGTCAATCTCTGTCTTTAGCTTAGTAGCGTAGATGTCGTTGATAGCAACAAGGTCTTTACGGAATGACTCTTGTTCTGCATTAAGCGCTAGTACCTTTTCTGTACTTGATAATTCACGCTTCATGGTTATCTTTTTTGCTGTCAAGGAGTTTGCAACTGGTGCTGCTTGTGGAACTGCATTGCGTGGCATTAAAATGCTACCGCCGTCAATTGGTCCAAGTCCGTCCATCTCGCGTGCTTCATTAACTGTAAGCCATACGTTCACACCATCTTTCTGGCGCTTTAGCCTAAACTCTTTATCTTCTGGGATAGGCGATACGTGCTGTATGTCCATGATTTCAGCAAAGCCACCAACCTTTGCAATCTTTTCCCAGATACGGTCAAGGCGCTCCATGATTGGGTCAATCTTCTCTTTGTTGTAGATGTAGTGAACAGCCTCAACGTTTGCTCGTGCCTGACCAGAACTATCTGCAATGCCTAGCAAAGCCTTTGGAACTTCTAGCATCATAAGGACATCTTCTTTCGCCATGTCTCGTGTAACTTTTTGGTCAACGTCTTTAAGTGTTGCACCAACTGCCTTGAAGTCTACGCCGTCACCACGAATAAATGCTGTCTTACCAGCGTTGTGTGGTCCTTCATAGCCTTCACGCCACTGTTGAGCAAACTGCTTGAATACTTCTTTGTCCATGTTTGGAAGTGTGACAATACCGCTTGGGCTTGCGTTGTTTCGCATGTAGTTCAATGTAAAGACAGATGTTGTGATCTCGGTGTCAACATATACAGATGCACGCTCAAGTACCGACATGCCACGAAACTCGTTGAACGGATTTGGTCGTTTGTCGTGTACGATTTCATCTAGCATAAGTGGTACTTGTGTGCCATTGCTCTTGTGCAAAATATAGCCAACCACTTCACCGTCGTTAATTTTAAGTTCTATTTGCATTGGGTTAAGCAAATAGACTTCTTTTACTCTACGGGTGCTTTCGCCTCGTGCTAAGTACCAGAATGTTTCACCATATATCTCGTAGATCATAGCCCATAGGTGAACAAAGTCCGTAGAGTTAGTCATTGGGTTTGGATTTTTAGCAAGTGTAATAATTGGGTGATTAACGTATACATCGCCATTGCCTCTTACGGCTTTGGGTTCGTAGACACTGGTAGACATACCAATTTTGTCAATAGCCTTAAAGGTAATTCCCCTTAATTGATTTTGTGGATCAAAGGTTGAGGCATTTGAAAGGTTCCTAATAACGGTACCAAGTGAATTACCGAGTTGTTTTTGTGTAAGAACGCTCAGCGCTGCTTTTGCTCTATCAGTAAACTTCATTTATGTTTTCCCATTTAAGGTCTCAAAGGACTCTGTTCATATAGTACCACTTATGCTCTTAAAGATAAATATCATCTATGTCAAGTGTATTACCAGAATAGTAACAAAGTATTAAGGCATCGGCAATGTCAGGTGAGCGAAAACCACGCTTTTTGTAGTCGTCTTTGCTTTCTACCGCCCTACGGCCTTTTGCGTCCATTTTCCACTGCCGTGACGATAGTTCCATTATAAGGTCAGTGTCCATGTCTAATTGCATTTCATTGATGTGTGATTGAATATAGAACCATGCTTCGCTAATAAGGTTGGTGTATTTGTCAGGGTCGCTTGCTTTAGCACCAAAGTTAATCGGCATAACGTTGTAACCACGCTTCATCATCTCGTCAGTAACACCGCCGTTATGCGTCCAAAATGGTTTTTTACCGTCCACCTTTGTAAACATTAGCCTTGTGTCATTATTCAATATCAGAGAATAGACATCACCAGTTGTTATGGTCGTCTGTTTATTAGCAATGCCGTAGCCGTTCTTAGCATACTCAAATATCACATAGTTGTCTTCAGTTCGCGTAGCTGTTCTTCCCTCTATCTGAAATGTTGAGCCTTTGTCATACTTCTTGTAATAGTTACCCGACTTGCCCGTCTTATAGATTAGTTCCATAAAGTCATCAACTAGGTTTACACTTGATGTGACGTAGTAGTTGCGGCCATTGGAGTGTATGTACCCGTCACCATCTCTGAACGCTCGCATAAACTCTTTAATTACCGATACTGAGTTATTGGCAACCCATCGTGGCACTGTCTTAAACTTAAAACCAGTGCCACCGTTATAACAGTGTTCATCAATCCACTTATATAGCGATTGGTTAAATATTTTGAAATCTTTACCGCCCGACTTGCCGTTAGGTTTGACCTGAACCTTACCAAAGTATGACATTACTCGCTGTATCTCGTCGAAGTGTTGGGTCTTTTTCTGTGTGACTGTAACGCACTTACTGCTACGGTCTAAGCTACCCTCTGATACATACCAACCGAGCAATATCGCAAACTCCTGTGCGTCAATGTACAGTTCGGGATTGATTATCTTATCGCCACCACGGGGCATTGTAATGACTTGCGGTTGCATGATGAAGTCTTGCTCATCGGCTTCGTAGTTGAACTTAGTGTCGAATATAGCTTGCTTGTAATTTGTCGCTAGCTCCCATGTACCGAGCTTGTATTCGTAATTGTTTCGAGTTTTGAATGGTATCTGGTGCGCCCATGCAAACTTATAGCCGTCTGCCTCTATTATTTCTGTACTTCGCTTACTCACACTGTGTACGGTGGTTGTAGTAACATTGCCGCTTTCGTCTTTGGAGTAAACGATGTCGCCAGTAGTGAGATGTTCCGGGTATCGCCAGCCGTCAGGTGTCAGCAACGAGGTGTCGCCAGTTATACAGCCAACTCCGGTATCGTCAACCTTTATAAGCACTTCTTTGTCAAAGTCTGCAAACATCTCAAGTTTGTCGCACACTTCTGTAGTTCGTAGCTTGCTGTAAATGCGTTTGTCCTCTTGTCGCAACCCCTTACGCTTAAAGAACACGGTACGGTCGCCACCCATGCGTGCAACGTCTACACCAATCTCTATTGCTCCCTCTGGTTTTATGGTTCTCTGCATGGCGTTTATAATTGCATCTCTGCTAATAATTGCAGTGTCGGTCTGGCTGAGTGGTTCACCAAGCCACTTGTGTGCATACAGGCTTGGGTTTTCTAGTTTGTCAAGCTCCATTTCTTGCTGTAGCACATCGGGAAACCAACCGTACTTAATTGCTACTTCATAATTGACGTTGATAACACATGTCTTTTCTTTCTTGTTTATAACAAACTTGCTGTGTATTGGGTCAAGTTCGTTAAGCCTGTTGTATGTGAATATAATTTGTGAGCCTGGCTTGCGAATAGTGGGGGTAAGAATATCAATAGATGCTTCGGTCAGTGCATGCGCTTCTTCACACCAACAAAAGTCAATACCCTCCATTGATTTGATTTCGTTTGTATTGTTTCGTATACCAGTAAAGATAAACTCTGATCCAGTTACCGTGTTGCGTATTGAATCCTTCTGCACCTCAAAGTCAGAAAAGCCGTACTCGCTAATAATGTCAGCGATGAGCTTATGTACTGAGTCTTTGATTGACTTCTGTAACTCACGGGTACAAAGAATACGCACCTTGCGTTCACGTGCAACAATAACCAGCCTTCTTGCCACAGTGTGTGACTTTAAGCTACCTCGTCCACCGTATATAAGGAAGTAACGCCAGTGAGGACTAAATAACTCCTTAAACTCCTGCGGTATCTGTATCTTTGTCGTTGCCATTTATAAACTCCACCAATGCTATGTTGTAATCTTCCTTATCACCCAAGCCAATAAATTGTGGTGCTTTGCCTTCTGTGCGGTCTGTTACTTCTTTAGTGTCAGCAAGTCCATCTGCCTTAATAGAGTTGTTAAGCCTTACAAGTGCAACCCTTTGTGCAATTGTTTCTGGAACAAAGTCTTCAAACTCTTTGTCGCTCATTCTAAGGAGCTTATTGTATTGGTAGCTAATAGAGTCAGCTTTATCCCAACGACCATTAGAGCGGTCTTCAGGACGGTCCTGGAAGCCACCTTTGCCTTCTGGGTTACGATTCATGTCTTTGTCTTGCTTAGTAGTCATAACCGTATTATATCACTTAATCTAATTGCTTGAACTTCCATGTTCCGTTTTCCCCTTTATCGAACCTTACGTTGCAAGTGCTAATATGCTCAGGTAAGATAATTCCGTTCTTAACAATATGCCCTATGCCAAGATCCATATCAACATACTTCTTTTTATTTATGCTTAATCCCCATACAACATCAGGACCGTAAGGCTCATCAGTCCATTCACATAAACCACTAAGCCATACCTCTCTTGGTGCAAGCAAGCAATAAAATCCTGTAGCATCTACTTCTTGTATACCTTTAAGGTTAAAGTCAATGCTTTCAAATGATGTTTCAGTAAAGTTCTTCCAAGCTCCTATGTGGTACAATCCGTGTCGCCCTACTTGTATGCCAGATACATATCCAAAGTCTTTGCCCTTAAACACTTCATAATGAGTGATAAGAGTAGCAAGAGTGTCTGATGGGTAGTCTCCGTCTCCCTCTACTTGCCACACTAGGTCTGGGTTATATGCTTTAACAATCTCTTGTAGCTTTTTGTGGTTTTCGGCAATACGCTTCCTGCGTTCTTTTGGTAATGTAGCCGGTGATTCATCAACATAGAAAATAGTCCTGTCGGGTTGCACAGTTTGCTTTAGTATTTGCTTGTCAAGGTTAGTTCTATCCTCAACCATCGCTATACAAAGTATATTCATAGTAAGCTCTTTATAGCTTCTTGCCACTTAGGTAATAGAGTAGTCCAGCTAATTGAATCAGCAATGGCGTTTGCTTTCTGGCTTTCGGCTTTAATGTTTTCTTGAACGTATGCAATTTTACGATGTAGGTCGTCTGGGTCTACCTCATATATATCAACTCTGCCGCGAGGTTCAAAGTAACCAACTACCCTAGCGTCAACTAGCCACTCTTTCGGTAACAAGTGATTGTTCGGTGATATGTTTGGCATAATAACTGGCATGCCGCTTGACAATGCTTCGTTTAGGGGTAAGCAATTACCACCGTATTTTCTTGGTAATACTAATATATCCCCAAACGAATAAAGCTGTAGTTGGTTTTGTACATTGTCAAATACGTTTGAGTGTCGGTATTTACGCCGTATGTGCCAAGCAAAGTCACTGTTCTGTGTTGTAACAATACCATTCGGTTGTGAGTTCATATACAACCAGGTTCCGTTTCTGTCGTTTTCTGCTGGCTTCCCGGCAATGTGCATGGTTTTTGTTGTTGTTCGTTCACGGTACTCATACGTATCTCGGTCTACTGGGTGGTGTAGCTGTACTACTTTTGTGCCGCGAGACTCTGCATGCTCCCGTATGTAGTCCTCTTTCCAGGTGCTTGGTAGGATTATCATGTCAGGCATTTCATATTGAGGGTATTTAACATGATCATAAAACTCAGGGTTTTCAACGCATATTGTTTTTACTCCCATTTCCCTTGCTATTTTGTAAAGGTTAAGGTTGTATGGTGTCTCTGCGGTAAGGATAACATCTAAGCCAGATAACATGTTGCGTACCTGGTCATCGTCTGGTATGCCTTTAATCAGATTGTAGTCTTGATACCACTGTGTGTGCTGCTCGTTGCCGTTTAGTGGAGATAAATCAATAACAATAGTTTTATATGGTTTTAAGAACTTGTAATAGTCATGGGTTTGATACCCTAGTCCAGTCTTGTCTGCTCTTGCAATTAAACCTAAACGCATTATAGCCCCCATGTTTCGTCATCAGATGTATATTTTTTACCGCCAGCGCGTCCATCCGTGGTGTAGCTGCGTTGTATTCCGCCATCTGGGTGATATATCCATAATCGGTGTTTATTCCAACCTGGCATTCCGTAGACGTTAAAATCATCTTGAACTACTCCGTGGAAAGTGTCTTCAATAAAGTTTGCCTTTGGTAGAGTAGGTAAAATTACTTCTTTATAGTACATCTTTGTTGAAAGATTTGGGCGTTGGCTCCACTGTATTGTTTTTAAGAATCCCTCATCAACTTCGCCAATAATTAGAGGCAAGTGGTCTACGGGGATAACATTTTCATGGTGAAATCTAATTGTATTTGCTTTTCCATCAAGAATAAAGTCAATACATTTATTCCAATCTATTGCTTTGTCTGGTGTAAGCGGCGCATCGCCTTCAACATAAAGAACTAAGGGTGATCGTACTAAGTCGATAGTTTCCCTAAGCATTCCGCTTTGATGATGTAGGCTTCCAAAGACAACCGGCAATACATTGTCCCACTCGTGTAAGCACTTCCAAAGTATTGTATTTTTATATTCATTGTACTCCACTTTCCTGTGAGTTTGCTCATCTCGTAAACCGTCAATCTGTAAAATGATTTCACTCGTTGGCAAGTGTATTCGTATATCTTTAATGGTTTGATCGATAATTGCAGTAGACGGGTGTGAGGGTAGCACAGAGGTTGGTATAATAACAGTAATTTTATCTTGCTCTAATCCAAGTTGATCCTTGACTTTGTTTCTAAAGTTACGTTTCCACATTAACCACCAAGCAGTTTGCTTGTGTAGGTTCGCTGGGTAATTAGCAAGTATTTCATTTACAAGTGATGGTAGTCTATTCCAATCAACTACTTTGTAAAAGGGGGTTTCGCCGTCAAACAACCAATCCCAGTATTCTAACACATTGCCATTTGCACATCTTTGGTCTGCAATTGGTATTGTCATGCTTTCTAACGCCTCAAATAGGCGGAAAGAGTCTGGTATGACTGCACCAGACGGCGCAGGAGCAACAATAGCCTTAACCATGCCAACGTAATACTCTTGAGGCTTTAATCCTTGTGTAAAGCCAGCAGAGGGGTGAAAGTCAACATCGCCTTTCATAGTATTTTTATAATGTTTGAGAACTCTTTGTAGTTCTTCTCGTCGTTGGTGTGTTATTTGACCAGCAAAAAAGACACCACGCTTATTTATAGGCTTTAGGTTAGGTAAGATTATTTGTGATTGTGGAGTGTAGCCAGTACCTAGTTTGTGATATGCGTCGTGCTTACCCATGTGTGGGTTTTGTACCCAGATATTGATCGAGTCGTGTTTGATTTTATCTACGTCAAATTGAGCTTCTTC